ACAAATGACGATATCACTATTACCGGCGGGACAAACGTAACTGTTACCAGAACAAGCGCAACAGAACTTAATATTGCGGCGACTGACACTGTTCCTAATTCTACAAATGTAGCCGCCGCTGGCGCATTGATGGACTCTGAAGTCACTAACCTTTCACAAGTAAAGACGTTTGACTCATCAGACTATGCCACAGCCGCACAGGGTACAACCGCCGATGCCGCACTGCCTAAAGCTGGCGGTACGATGACTGGAGCCTTAAATTTTGGCGATGGCATAAACATTAATATTGGTGCAGGGAACGATCTTAACCTTTTACATAGTTCCACATACGGTAATTTCATTGATACTAATGATAAAACCTTGAACTTGGTTTGTGACACTGGCGGCACTGTTTCTATTAATAACGGCGTTTTTTCCTCCGGGTTTAAAGGGGCGGCTGTATTTGATCCAGATGGCGCTCAAAGCATAAGGTATGATGGGTCTACTAAGCTACAAACCAGTTCAACAGGTATCACCGTCACTGGTACTGTTGCCGCAGACGGTGTAGATGTAAACGACAGTGAAGAAATAAGATTGGGTAATTCGCAAGATTTGCGACTGTACCACGACGGTTCAAATTCTTACGTTAGTAATAAAACTGGCAGTCTTTATATAGGGGCTAACGATCCAACTGATGTTGGTGGCGATGTCTTTATACGAGCAAAAATAGGTGAGAACGATACTTCAATTAGATTGCAGGATGACAGTGGCATCATCTTCTATTCTAACGGCAGTCTCACAATGCAAAGCTACTCTAGCTTTCTGTGGATTTATGACGACACTACACTACAAAGTTCCGCTGATTTAATCTTTAATGGCGGAAATTTAATTTTTGACAGAGGTACTTACACAACTACCTTAACGTCAGATAATCCTGCTTCAGCTAATCAAACGATTACATTTGCCGATGCGACAGGTACCGTATTGACAACTGGAAATGCGGATGTTGGAACAACCACCACATCAAGTGGAGATGCTGATCACGTATTAATTAACGATGGCGGCGTACTCAAGAAAATTACCCCAACTAATTTGGGCATCGGCGGCTTCCCATCAGGTACTTTAATGCTGTTCCAGCAAACAGCGGCACCGACAGGTTGGACCAAGCAAACAACGCATAACGACAAGGCACTGCGTGTCGTTTCAGGAACAGCGGGCACGGGTGGATCATCTGCGTTTACTACAGCGTTCGGTACGCCTTCCGTATCGGGTTCTGTTGGTCTTTCTGGTGATCTAGCCGCTGGTAACCTCGCTGTTTCTATGTCTGGCAGTATTAGCAATACTACCCTTTCTACGAGCCAGATTCCTAGCCATACCCATGCTTTGACTCCTCGCCGCCAAGATTCCGACGCTAACAATAACACGCGAGGTGTGTCCACACCAAACGGTGTTAGTGGTACCCTGAACGTAGGAACTTCGGGTGCAACTGGGGGAGGGCAAGCCCACAACCACGCGCACAATTTATCAGGAACTCTTACTGGAACACCCGGCACGGGGAACTTAGCCGGTTCACTCTCTTCTGCTACCGCGACAATTAATGTACAATATGTTGACTTAATTATTGCGGCTAAAGACTAGAAGGTGAGTTATGGAGTTAAAAGTTAAGGACAACTGTCCTTTAAACGGGTTTGAACCGTGCAAGCAATTAGACTGCGCTTGGTTTGTACAAATGAGAGGTACAGATCCAAATTCAGGCAAAGAAGTGGACGAGTATTCGTGTGCTGTAGCGTGGCTACCCATGCTCCTTGTTGAGAATGCGGCACAAAGCAGAAGCACAGGCGCGGCAGTTGAATCCTTTAGAAATGAAATGGTAAAAGCAAACATAGCGTCTCAGAACATACTTAAAGTAGCCGCTGAAATGAATACCGGAGTTAAATTACTAGATACGCAGGATGTCGGATGAGCGATTTTATAGGTGTGTATCCTAAAGCGGCACCCGACGATTATTGCGATAGAATGATTGCTAAATTCGATCAGCTTGAAAAAATAATGTCGGGAGATAGGGGCGAAACGCGCAATGGCGGAGTGCGTATGCGCAAAGACGTTGCCTTTGGATTTCATAGAGATGCTGAAGATTTAGCTTGGGAAACAAATAGTATTCTTGATGAAGCACTAGAACTTTACATTGACAAACATCCCGGACTAGCAATGGAGCAATTTTATAGCCACCTTGTTAAAGTTCAAAAAACTAAACCGGGGGGCGGATTTCATAAGTGGCACAGTGAACGAAGTAATTCTAACGTAACCAGAGTTCTTGTGTGGATGATCTATCTTAACACCTGTAATGAAGATGAAGGTACGACAGAATTTATTGAGCAGGGGCGAAAACTAAAGGCAGAAAAAGGAACAATTGTATTTTTTCCTGCTGATTGGACACATGCTCACAGAGGAAACCCTGTCTATACCAGTGATAAATATATTGCAACTGGTTGGTACTTTTTAAATGAACAGTCTTAATGACAAACATTTATTGGGATAGTGTACTAGTTAAAGACAATGCTCTACCGAGTGATTTGTTTTATAAATTAAAAAAAGATGCATTAGAAAAACGTGACATGCAGTTAGGTGTTGTGACCGGAGGAGATCCAGAAAAAACACAATACCTGTACGCCGAAAATGATAGATTCAAATATCTTGATGACTGGATTGAGTCAACGAATATTATTCCTAGACTTCCGAATCACAAACAAAGTTGGGCAATCAGACATCATTTTATGGAAAAAGGCGGCAAGATGATTTGGCATAAAGACGATGAGTACTCAATTGCGGTTACAATCTATCTTAGTTCATGTGAAGGAGGAGAGTTACACGTAATGTCTCACTGCGGAACACAGGGAGTTATTTTATCCCCGGTAGAAAATCGTGCTGTTGTGATAAAGTGTGATCAAGATCATTGCGTCTTGCCTGTGATAAGTGGCGACAGACACTCAATACAAATATTTATAGTTTATTCCGAGGATTAATTTAAATGACAGATTGGATTATCATCAACAACGGATCAGGAAAAATGCAAGTTGCTAAAGACACCTTGTGGTTTGACCTTGATTCAACCGGACTACCGGACACAATTCATGCTGTTCATTGGAATGGAACTATCGGAGAAGCTGAGCATCGGGATGCCTCAACCGGCAGAATGACACACAACACTGACCTTACATCATTTAGTGACTATGAATTTGCTCAAACAAGATGGGAATCTGCGTATACAACAGCATTGAACGAAGCAAAACAAGAAGCTTATGATGCCGCTTATAGCCAAGCTATCGCAAACGGTGATTCAGAAGAAGATGCAGTTGCGGCAGGAAACGCGGCCCGTGATGCTGTAACAGAGATCTAAAGATGTCGTTTTCCGTAGCCGCATTTTCTGAAGTAGCATTTAGTGTTGGTGGCGCGGGTGCTACGTCTACGGCTAACGGATCATCATTTGGCGTTGCTACAGTTTCGTCTGTCGCCGCGAAACAGATCAATATTAGCGGTGGTACCGTTTCTGCAAGCGGGTCAGTTGCATCGACTGCCGCAAAGGCTGTATCAAATGTTTCGCCAACATCGTCTGGTAGCTCAACTAGTTCTTCTACAGCAGTAGGTGTTGCAACCGTTGAGGCTACCGCTAGTGCTGACGCAACTAGCACGAGTACAATTACAGCAGTAGCAAACGTAACAACATCAGCTACGGGGAGTGCTGTTTCCGGGCCATCGACAGCCAGAGCAATTGCAAACCTACAAGCATCGGCTTCTGCAACTGCCACAGTAAGTGTAAGCGGTCTTGTAGATGACCTTACAGGATTAGCAATCGCAGGCACTGCAACGGTGGCTGACGTAAATGAAGTCGCTGTTGCTAACTCAAGCGGCACGATTAGCGCATCAGCTACAGTTGCTGACGTAAATGAAGTTGTTGTAGCCAAGGGCGAAGGTACAAGCACTGCTACTTCGTCAGTTGCAGATGTAGATGAAGTTGTAATTGCAAAAGGAGAAGGTTCTTCTTCTGGCACAACATCTACATCGGGCACTGCTGGTGGCGTAACTCTTGGTGCAATTGATGCATCGACAACCGCAACCGTAGCGGATGTAACGGTAAGAATTGTTGCCAACCCTGCCACTGATGCTGTAACAGGCAGTGCAACAGTTGCAGATGTAGATGAAGTTGTAATTTTTTCGGATGCAGAAGCTAGCGCATCAGGCGAAGCAACAATAACAACGGGCAATATTCGGCAGATTCATGTATTAGATACACAAGCTGAAGTGCCAACTATAGCAGGCACAGCTACAGTAAGTGCAATATCAACTCAAATTAGTTTCTTTAACTCCGCATTGTATAGCCGACATAATGTTGTCTACGTGTTAGCAGAGACTAAAAGACAAGTAAGCGTAGAACTTGACGAGTCAAGAACAGTAAGTATTGATTCCCCAGAATTTAGAAAGATACAGGTGGCCGCATAATGGCATTTAAATTTCCAGATAAAGATCCAGACGAGAAGTTGGACTACACAGTAGATTGGTCACGTTACTTAGATCGAGACAGTCTGAGTATTAATGCCGTACAATGGAAAATACAAAAGGCAGATGGCACATTTATAAATTTTACTGAAGGTTATTCTTTTGAAAGTGATGCTTTGTTTTTAAACAGCGGATCTACTGTCGGACTAACTGCTAATACAATTGTGGCTCCAACAGATACCACGGCAACAATTGTTTTGTCAAAGGGAGAAGCAGGAGTTTCATATACACTATTATGTGAAATAACAACTACTACTTCCTCTAAGACAACGGCACCTATTGTAACAAATAGGAAGATCAAGATAAAAGTTAGGGAGCGTATATAATGGCGTATGATTTTTTAGCCCTGACAAACGAGATTTGTAGCAGGCTTAATGAAACAAGATTAACTACAGCTAACTTTGCAACTGCTACCAATTTTTATCAAACAATTAAAGATTCGATTAACGCGGCAATTCGTGACATTAATCACCAAGAATATAATTATCCGTTTAATCACACAAGCACTGAAATTGTTTTAGACACGGGAACTGCTAGATATCCCATTCCCCAAAACGCAAAAATTGTTGATTACAATAGCGCAAGAATATTGAGAGACTCTACTCTAAATGTTTCTACTTATATATTGAAACATATTCAGTACGATGAATATGTAAGAAATTATCTAGATCAAGAAATCAATACAGATGCCACAGGCAGTGTGCCAAGATATATTGCAAAGACACTGACTAATGATTTTGTTGTAGCTCCTAAACCAGATAAAGCGTACACACTAGAGTTGGAATATTTTATTATTCCTGCCGACTTGTCATTGTTTGATGATGTGCCAACTGTACCAGAATCATTTAAGCATGTCATACTAGACGGTGCAATGTACCACTGTTACATGTTTAGGGACAACGCTCAATCTGCGACATTAGCAAAACAAAAGTTTGACGAGGGGCTAAAAGCAATGCGCAGTCTCTTAATCAACGAATATATTAATGTTATAGATACTAGAATAAGCAGAAATATAAATACTTTTGCATTGGGTACACCAATAGCTAACGCTGGTTCATCGCGAGATAATATCTAATGGCTGACGGATGGCAGACATACCCTGTTGAATTTAGAGGCGGTTTAGTAACTAATCTGTCTCCTATTCAGCAAGGAATTAATTTACCCGGTAGTGCAAGACAGCTTAGAAATTTTGAGCCGTCTGTCGAGGGGGGCTACAGAAGAATTCTTGGATTTCAAAAATTCGACTCTAATGCAGTTACGGGTGCCACGGATGCTCTGATGCGCGGGCTACATTACTATGGAGGTAATGTATATGTTGTTCGCAATAATGGAAGTGGTGGCGAAGGGGAGCTTTACAAGTCAGGTGGATCAGGTTGGACGAGAGTAACAACTGATTCAATTAGATTCTCGACAAACAATACAAAAGTAAGGTTTGCTAAGTATAATTTTGATGGCACAGAAAGAATCTTTATGGTTGACGGATCTAACACTCCGTTATACTACGATGGTACTACTATAGCCAAACTGCCTGCGAACGCCGCATACAATAATTCTAGTCACGTAGCTGTATACAGAGATCACATATTTGTTGCCAAAGGCGGAACATCCTTAGCATTTTCTAAATTACTAGACGCAACGGATTGGTCTGCGGCTGGGGGAGCAGGAGAGTATCAGTTTAACGATACTATTACTGGTCTTCAAGTATTCCGAGACACGCTGTTTATATTTACAAAAACACAGATCCACAGACTACAGGGAACTACACAGGCTGATTTTGTCAGGCAACCTGTTTCTACTGACTTAGGATGTGTTCAAGAAGATACGATCCAAGAAATAGGTGGAGATGTAATTTTCATGGGTCCAGATGGACTCCGATTACTGTCTGCTACAGAACGAATTGGTGACGTTGGACTTGGCTCGATTACTAAAAACATTCAGTCAGAAGCCACAGATTTCTTAAATAGTAATAACTCGTTTTCAAGTTTAGTTGTTCGCGGCAAATCCCAGTACAGAATTTTTGGATATGACTCAGGTGATGCAGTATCGGAATCACAAGGCTTGATAGGAACTCAGTTTGCTTCACAGGGAGGTGAGGGAATTGCGTGGTCCGAAACTAGGGGAATTAAAGCATTCGTCGCATACGGAGAATACTCTGGGACAAACGAGTTTTTGTTATTTGCTAATACTGACGGGTATGTATACAGATTAGAACAGGGAATTTCTTTCGACGGTACAGATATAGATGCATCTTTTTTTACTCCGTATTTACCCGTGTCTGATCCAGCAGTTCGTAAAACTATTTATGTTGCGCACAATTACGTAGATCCAGATGGCAACTTTACAGCGTCAATGGCAATTGACTACGATTTTAATACTGGTATTAGGCCATCTCCTGTAACACTAAGTAATAACGTTGCATCGAGTGGTGAACTTGGTATTTATGGAACATCCCTATACGGTACGGGAATTTTTGGAGAAGCACTGCAAGTGCAATTAAGAAATCAATTAACAGGATCTGGTTTTGTTGTTTCGTTGGAGTATACCTCCACTGGTTCAACCCAGCCTTTTTCATTAGACGCTGTGGCATTGGAATATGCTACTGAGAGTAGGAGATAAGTATGGCAGGCTATACTAGGCAAAGTACAGCAGGCATTGTTGATGGCGGAGTAATCAGTGCTTCAGACTTGAATAATGAATTTAACCAAGTTCAAACGGCGATGGGAACTGGCGGACACGATCACAGTGGTACAGCCGGTAATGGCCCTAAAATTACAGCAACCGGGCTTGCAGACAATGCTGTTACAACAGCCAAAATTAACGCAGACGCTGTCACTAATGCTAAGATAGCGGATGACTCAATTGATTCTGAGCATTACGTAGATGGGTCAATTGATACTGCTCACTTAGCTGACAACGCAGTTACTGCCGCTAAGCTAGATGAAACAGGTTCGTACACAGTTGCAGGACTTACAGTGTCTAGTGCTTCTATTGTTTTGGAAGGGGCTACAGCAGATGATTTTGAAACTACAATTACTGTCGCTGATCCTACAGCAGACAGGACAGTCACAATTCAAGATGCTACAGATACGCTCGTAGGCCGTGCAACAACAGATACACTGACTAACAAATCAATCAGTTTAACAGACAACACAGTCACAGGTTCTTTGTCAGAATTTAACACTGCGTTGTCCGGGGACAGTTTTGTATCACTGACAGGTACAGAGACTTTAACTAATAAAACATTAACCTCTCCAACAGCGTCTGGTTTATCTCTATCTGATTCGTCTGTGGTGTTTGAAGGTTCTACTGCAAACGATTTTGAGACAACGCTTACAGTTACAGACCCAACAGCGGATCGCACTGTAACTATAAAAGATGCATCAGGGACTGTTGCGTTTACCAGTGATATCACATTGGGCACACTAAGTGTAAATGCTACTGCATCAGAATTGAACATAATGGATGGTGACACATCAGCTACCAGTACAACACTGGCTGATGCAGATCGTGTGGTCGTTAATGATGCAGGCACTATGAAGCAGGTTGCCTTGACTGATTTTGAAACGTACTTTGAAGGTGCATTAGACACACTCTCCAATGTAACAACCGTGGGTGCTTTAGACTCGGGTTCTATCACAAGTGGTTTTGGTAACGTAGACGTAGGTTCTAGTAATTTAACTGCAACAGGCACTGTATCATTAGGTGCTACATCTTTTAATGACAATGCAATTACTAACGTGGGTGATATTGCATTGGATTCTATCAGTGCAGACGGAACAGATATTAATGTGGCAGTATCTGATAATTCTGCAACTGCTTTTACAATCAAGCAGGGTTCAGATAATTATTTAGTCATTGATACTGGAGATAACAGTGAATCTATATCAATAGGCACTGGAATATCAGGAACTGCAATATCCATAGGACACGGTACGTCTGAAACTACTGTTAACGACAACCTTACAGTTACAGGCAATTTAACTGTCAATGGGGATACAACAACTGTATCTACATCTAATACCACTGTTGAAGATAATTTGCTTGAGCTTAACTCAGGTGCTACCAGCAATGCTAATGATAGCGGAATTATTATCGAGCGCGGTAGCACAGGTGACAACGCCGTTATGCTTTGGGATGAAAGCGCGGATAAATTTGCTTTCGGAACAACAACAGCTACAGCAGACTCTACTGGTAATATTACATACACAACCGCAGGGCTTACACTGGGAAGCGTTGATGTAGATAATATAAATGTCGATGGTAACGCAATAACAAGCACTGACACTGACGGCAATATTGCTATAACGCCAAATGGAACTGGCGAAGTTGATATTAGTAAAGTAGACATTGAC